GGAGATTGACGCACGGGACATAAAGGCTCGTAGCAAGCAGAAGGCTGATGAGGTTGGGAGGACGCAGAAAGAAATCTGGCAGAGTTACCGCCAGCTAGAATAGGAGACCGGTATGTTTGAATGGATTATTGTATTTTGTATAGCTGCTGACCTTAATGGCAATCCTGTTAATAGATGCTTTGGGATGGAAAGCGGAGTCCAGTTTCAGACGAAGGTTGAGTGCCGTGTTGCTGCGCAGAGCAGGGTAGATTGGGTAATGAAGCAGTTAGTTATGCAGAACCCTGACAAAAGCCCTGTAGTAACAGGCGTGTGCGGAGAATCTAAAAGGGGTATTTAGTGGTAGATGTAAAAATCCCATATAAGCCGCGTCCTTTGCAGAAGGACATGCACAAGCAGTTAAAGCGGTGGAATGTGCTTGTGATGCACAGACGCTTTGGAAAGACTGTCTGGGCCGTTAATCAGCTAATAAAGACCTGCCTGACTTGTCCGTTACCTAGGCCACGCACGGCCTTTGTTGCTCCTACCTTTACGCAAGCAAAGCGAATAGCTTGGGATTATGTAAAGCATTATGCCAGTCCGATTCCTGGCGTTCAGTTTAATGAAACAGAACTGCGGTGTGACTTTCCCAACGGGGGGAGGTTAATGCTGTTGTCTGCTGAAAACCCGGATGCCCTTCGTGGTATTTACCTGGATGAGTGTATTTTTGATGAGTTTGGCATGCAGAACCCAAGGGTATGGGGGGAAGTTGTCCGACCTGCGCTTTCTGACAGACAGGGCAGTGCTTGTTTTCTTGGCACGCCCGCCGGGCACAACCATTTTTATGAATTGCTAGAGACTGCTAAATCACAGATTGAAGAAGGGTCTGAAGACTGGTTTTACAAGATTTGTAAGGCCAGTGAGACAGAGATTGTCAGGGAAGACGAACTGAAAGCTGCTAGGGCGCAGATGACCCCGGAGCAGTATGACCAAGAGTATGAGTGTTCCTTTACTGCCGCTATTATTGGGGCGTATTACGGCAAGCTACTAGCGGATGCTGATGACCAGGGCAGGATTAGCCGCGTTCCCTACGACCCTACCCTTCCGGTGCATACGGCTTGGGATTTAGGTATTAACGACTCCACAGCCATCTGGTTTGCGCAAACCTTTCCCGGCGGCGCAGTAAATGTTATTGATTATTATGAGAGCAGCGGCGTGGGGCTAAATCACTACGCTGATGTTCTCAACAAGAAGGACTACACTTACGGCGACCATTTGGCTCCGCACGACATTGAGGTGCGGGAACTGGGTTCTGGTAAAAGCAGGTTGGAAACTGCCTACTCGCTTGGAATCAAGTTTCGTGTTATACCTAGGATGAAGGTAGCTGACGGAATAAACGCGGCAAGGATGCTGGTGCCAAAATGTTACTTTGACCGCGACAAGTGCGACACCGGCTTAGACATGTTGAGGCAATACAGGCAGGAATGGGATGAGAGAAAAAAGGTTTTCAGAGACCACCCGCGTCATGATTTCACGAGCCATGCTGCGGATGCGTTTAGGTATTTGGCTATTGGGCTGGAGAATAGGCAAAGAATGGTTCGCCCTCCGCAACAAATGGCCGTTAATGAATACAATCCATTTCAGATTTAGGAGAGAAAAGTGACTACAAGTGTTTCAGAAGCAGGGAGCATGACCCCAACTGAAAGGGAATTGTATGCGCCGGAAACCTCAAGGTCTATTGCGGACATCCAAGGCAGAGGTGAGCGTATGGAGCAGCAGTTAAGAGATGCTCCTCTTATTGCTCCTGGTTCTTTGCCACTGCGCGCTTTGGAGACTGGTATTGGCGGGCCGACAAGGGAAAGAATGATTCAGGCTTTAGAGAAAGGCGGGACTCCCGTGCGCGATGAGCGCGGCATGACTGTTGGCGTTGTTCGGAGGGGGACTGGAATTTTTGGAGGTGATGATTATGTTGGTCGTCCAGATTACAATCCGATTGCTGCCAGAGTCAACAGAGCCACCGGCACTGGCGACCAGTTTCCTATGTTTGAAGAAAGAGGCGGCATAATCCAAGCCCGTGGTCTAACACCTACAGAACGCGCTATGATGCCTAGCGAAGACAGACCTAGCGGAACAGTTATGGGGACTACGGCTCCACCTCCACCGCCACCAGCTGCGCCAGGCGACACAGCCCCAGCCCCACCGGACATGGGTCGTGCAGCCGCTTTAGCAGAAGAATCTGCAAGAATACAACGCGCCCGCCGCCGAGGCAGGGGGGCAACGATTGTTGGCGGCTCTGTGCTGGGTGACACCGCTAATGGTGGCCAAACTCCAACATTGATGGGTTAATTATGGAACAGCATGCTAAGACACTTGTAAAGCGTTTTGAGGAACTAAAAGCAAAGCGCGACAACTGGAACACGCACTACCAAGAACTTGCGGATTATATGTTGCCCCGCAAGGCTGACATCGTAAAGAAGCGGTCTCGTGGCGAGAAACGCATGGAAATGATTTATGATGGCACAGCTTTACAGGCTGTTGACCTGCTTGCTTCCAGCTTACATGGCATGCTGACCTCTGGGGCTTCACCTTGGTTCCATCTGGACATTAAAGACAGCGACATTAGCCGCGATGATGATGTGCGTGAATGGCTGCAAGACACCAGTATGCGTATGATGCAAGCGTTTAATCAGTCAAACTTTGAGACTGAAATACACGAGATGTATGTTGACCTGGTTGTGTTTGGCACTGGCTGCATGTTCTGCGAAATGTCAGAGGGGGACTTGCGTTTTAGCACCCGGCACATCTCCGAATATTATGTAACTGAAGACCGCTTTGGCGTGGTAAATGCCGTTTACCGGCTGTATGAGTCCACAGCTTCCCAAGCTATTAGCCGCTTTGGCAAAGAAAATGTTACTGACTACATTCTCAAAACATTTGAGAAGAACCCGGACGACATGGTTGAGATTTTGCACATCGTGCTGCCAAACGAAGACCGGGACGCTACCAAAATTGACAATAAGAACATGCCATACTCATCCGTCTATATTTGCAAAAAGACGGGCATGATTGTGCTTGAAGGTGGCTTCAATGAAATGCCGTATGTGGTTCCGCGTTTCTTGAAGGCGACTGGTGAGATTATGGGGCGGTCGCCGGCCATGACCGCCCTACCAGATGTTAAGATGATTAACCTGATGTCCAAGACCATTATTGAAGCGGCACAAAAGATGATTAATCCGCCGCTGCTGGTTCCTGACGATGGTTTCTTGTTGCCAATCCGCACCCAGCCTGGTGGCCTTAATTTCTACCGGTCTGGTTCACGCGACACCATTACCCCGCTAAATACCGGCGCAAACATTAACATTGGGCTGGAAATGGAAAACCAACGCAGACAAGCTATTCGTTCCGCTTTCTTTGTTGACCAGCTTCTTATTGGCGGTGGGCCAAACATGACTGCAACAGAGGTGATTGGAAGGCAAGAAGAACGCATGAGGGTGATTGGCCCCGTGCTGGGCAGATTGATGAACGAGATGCTTCGCCCGCTGATTGACCGCGTGTTTGCCCTGATGTTGCGGGAGCAAATGCTGGCACAGCCCCCAGAACTTCTGCAAGGCCGCAATGTTGAGATTGAGTATGTTTCACCGCTGGCTCGTGCGCAAAAGTCCAACAGCCTTAACAACACTATGCGGGCATTGGAAATCCTTATGCCGCTGTCTCAAGCCCTGCCGGTTGGCGACCATATTGACCCTGATGGTTTGGTGAGGCATGTTACCGATGCTCTTGGTGTTCCCAAGACTACGCTTCGTTCACAGCGGGAAATTAATCAGGCGAGGGAAGCCAGAGCGCAACAGCAAGCAATGATGCAGCAACGGCAGCAGGAACAAGAAGATGTCTATACCGCCGCCCAAGCTGCACAAGCAGTTAGGATGGTTGGAGAATAATGCAGGAAATAGACAAACTCCGCGCAATGTATAAAGAAACCTTTGATTCCACAAACGGACAGAAGGTTTTGCACGACCTTGAAGCCCGCTGTAACTGGCGGTCTTTAAGCTATGTGGCTGGCGATGCCAAGGCCACAGCTTTTGAGGAGGGTAAAAGAGCAGTCATCCTCCACATCCACAACATGCTGACAGAGGAGTAATTATGTCAGAAGAAGCAATCGAACAGGTAGACCAGCCTACCGAAGCACCGCTGTTGGAAACACCAGCGGATGTAGCGCAAGGCGGTTCTGGTAACGATTTTTTAAGCACAATACCAGAAGAATTGCGTGACCACCCAAGCCTCTCCCCAATTAAAGATGTTGGAAACCTTGCCCGTTCCTATGTGAACGCGCAGCGTCTTATTGGTGCAGACAAGATTCCGATGCCGGTTAATCCGACAGACGAAGACCTTGACCGCATTTATAGTCGGCTTGGGCGACCGGAAACGCCCGATGGTTATGAAATAGCTGTTGATGGGAATGTGATTACAGAAGATGCCGCCAAATCTTACGCCGATGTTGCGCACAAACTCCGGCTCTCGCCGGAACAAGCGAATGGTGTTCTTGAATACTACAAAAGCATGTCGCAACAAACTGCGGAAGCGGCGGAGCAGAATGAACAATTTGCCCGCGAACAGGTGGAGACTGAACTCCGTAAGGAATGGGGGCAAGCGTTTGAACAAAAACTTGCTGCGGCTAAGTCGGTTGTCCAAGACTTTACAACGCCTGAAATTTTGGAAATGAAGCTGGCAGATGGCACGATGATTGGCAACCATCCCGATTTCATCAAAGCGTTTGCAAACATGGCGGATTTCCGGCATAGTGTAACCAGTGAAGACACAATCTCTGACAGTCCTTCCAGCCGTGCTATGACACCTAAAGAGGCACAAGCAGAGATTGATGCCATCATGAATGACAAAACACATCCTTATTGGGATGCAAAAGCACCTGGTAGGCAAACCGCCATTGACCGGGTGTCAGAGCTGATGGACATGGTTCATGGATGAACTTGAAAAAGTCCATGCTCGAATGGATTGTTTGAGGATTGCGTTAGAGTTTGGAACTCAACGCGATGTTCTTGACCCGGCCCGATTAGCCGACAGGTATTGGGAATGGGTTACTAGGGGTAGCGAGGCAACTCGTCCCGCAGACGACCGGAAAGACGGTGGCCATACGCCGGCCAAAAAAGCGAGGAGCGTCCGAAAGGGTAGCGCACTGACAATGAACCAAATGTAACTGTGAAAACAAGGAGTTAGACTTATGTCTACGCAAGTAACCACAGCATTTGTTCAGCAGTATTCTGCAAATGTGCAGATGCTTTCACAGCAGATGGGTTCCCGTCTGCGTGATGCAGTGCGCATTGAGAATGTTGTTGGCAAAAATGCTTTCATTGACCAAATTGGTGCTGCGACTGCTGCCCTTCGCACCAGCCGCCACGCCGACACCCCGCAGATGGACACCCCGCATGGTCGCCGCCGCCTGTCTTTGGCTGACTACGAGTATGCTGACCTGATTGATGACCAGGACAAAGTCCGTATGCTGATTGACCCGACTTCATCCTACGCTCGTGCGGCAGCTGCTGCTATGGGTCGTGCAATGGATGATGTCATCATCGCCGCCGCTACCGGCACTGCAAGCACCGGCGAGACCGGTTCAGGCAGCGCAGACTTGGATGCAACCGCCAACTCTGTTGGTTCAGCTTCATCCAACGATGGCCTGACCATTGCAAAGCTGCGTGAAGCCAAGCGCAAGATGGACTTGCTGGATGTTGACCCGTCCATCAATCGTTACATCGCGGTTGGCCCGAAGCAGATTGAAGACCTGCTCGGCACTACTGAAGTGACCAGCAGCGACTTCAACACCATCAAAGCACTGGTTCAGGGTGATGTTGACACCTTCATGGGTTTCAAATTCATCATGACCAACCGGCTGGATGTTGATGTAAATGACATCCGCAAGTGTTTTGCTTGGGCCGAAGATGGCTTGACCCTGGGTCTTGGTAAAGACATCTCTGCGCGGATTGATGAGCGTGCTGACAAGAGTTATGCAACTCAAGTCTACTACTGCATGTCTCTCGGTGCGGTTCGCATGGAAGAAGCCAAGGTTGTTCAAATCTTCTGTGACGAAACCCCTGACTAAGAGTGGCTAAGAGATGACAACGAAAAACTCTGACCTTATTGCCAATCTTGAGGCAACCCCGCCGGTCGTCAACAATGCTCAAGAGCTTGGTGGCGTAAAGCGTATTGCACAGGGCAATGTTGCACTGGCTGCTGGTGACAGCACCGATGACGACATTGTAATGCTTGCACCGATTCCAACCCACGCGACCCTGACTTCTGTCCGTGTTGGTTCCGACAATTTGGGTGGCACATGCACCTTTAATGTCGGCTTCTACACTGATGAAGGCGTGGTTGTTGATGAAGATGCGCTGGCTACTCTTGTAGCTGACGCGGCTGGCATGACGGAACTGCGTTATGAAGAAGCCAACATCAACACCACTGGTCAGCAGGTTTGGGAACTGGCAGGTCAGTCCTCAGACCCCGGTGGATTCTACTATGTTGCGGCAACTTTCTCCGCAACTGGTGGCACCGCTGGTGACATGGCTTTCATCATTGAGTATGTGGTGAACTAATCTGGTTGGGGCGGCCCCTGAAAGGTCGCCCCCTCCTTCCTCCTGCCGAGGGGAAGCGGCGTGGAATACAATAGTGATTTTAGGTATGACCTAAAGGTAGGACAGGTAAGCGAAAAGCGACTTGGTGAATTATTGACCGACAAAACTATAGAGGTGAAAAGAGATTTTAGGGCTTCACAAACTGGCAAAGTGTTTGTGGAGTTTTTTTGTAGAGGCAAACCATCTGGCATTGCTACGACAGAAGCAGACTTTTGGGCCTTTATGATTAGTAACGAATCTGTGGTAATATTACCTACAAAGCGTGTAAAAAAACTTGTTAGGGAAGCAAAAAGGAAAGGGAAGGTTGTCTCTGGCGGCGATAGCAATTTAAGTCAGGGCGCACTGGTAGAAATAGAGAGGCTTATGACCGATGCCATCCGTTGTTGACATTTGTAACGAAGCTATGGACTTGCTTGGCGCAGGAACCATTACAGCACTAAGTGAGAACTCAAAAGAAGCGCGGATTTGCAATCGGCGTTTTTCTACTGTGCGTGACGCTGTTCTCCGAGCGCACCCTTGGAATGTGGCTATTACCAGAAAGTCCATTGCACAAGACGCTGACACACCGGCATTTGGGTTTAGTTACCAATACACCCTGCCAAACAATCCTTATTGCTTGCGGGTTCTGTCCTTCTTTGACGACCAGGTGGACAGCGAGATTGCTGCGTATGACACCCGGCTTATGTATAAGATTGAAGGCCGCAAAATCCTGTCAAACGAAAGCACCTGCAAGATTACCTACATCGGGCGCGTTACCGACACAGAGCAGTATGATTCCCTTCTTAGCAGCACTGTGGCGCATCGCTTGGCCGCAGAAACGGCCTATGCCCTGACGGGTAGTAATGGCGTTGCCCAAAATATGTTTGACCTATATGAGTCTCGTTTGCGTGAGGCTCGCTCCATTGATGCAATGGAAGGAACACCAGACAAGCTACTTGCAGACGACTTCATCAATGTGAGGTTCTAAGATGGCCCGCGTCTCCACCATCATTACCAACTTTCAAGCTGGTGAACTTTCCCCGCGCCTTGAGGGCCGCATTGATTTGCAAAAGTATAACTCTGGGGCGCAGACGCTACAGAATATGCTGGCCTTTCCCCAGGGCGGTGTTACGCGCAGACCAGGCACATACTATGCTGGTTCATCAAAAGATGGTGGCAAGGTTCGTCTGATTAACTTTGAATACAGCGATGAGCAAGCGTATGTGCTGGAGTTTGGCGCAAACTACATTCGCTTCTTCAAAGATGGCGGTATTCTGACCGAGGCAACAAAGTCCATCACCGGGGCAACTGCGGCAAACCCGGTTGTTATTACCGCTACATCGCATGGTTACTCAAACGGCGACCGGGTATATATTACCGGTGTGACCGGTATGACAGAGATTAACAACAGGGAGTTTACTGTAGCCAATGTTACTACTAACACCTTTGAACTTAGCGGTGTGGATGGTTCTGGTTTTTCTGCTTTTGTTTCTGGTGGCACTGTTGGTAAAATTGTCGAAGTAACCACCACATATAGCATAGATGACATATTTGAAATCAATCATGTCCAATCTGCTGATGTGCTTTACCTAGCGCATAAAGACCACGACCCCGCAAAGCTGACCCGCACTACAGCCACCAGCTTTACCCTGTCTGACATTAATTTCATTGATGGGCCTTGGCTGGACGAAAACGACACGGACACAACTATGTATGCCTCTGCTGCAACCGGCACCGGCATAACTATTACGGCCTCTGCGGATGTGTTTAGCAGTGACGATGTAGGCCGCTATATTCGCTTCCGTGAAATCCTTGAGATTGAGCATGACTTATGGGCAGCCAGCACCAGCTATGCTGCAAACGCGACTGTTCGTTTTGGCGGGCATGTTTATAAAAATGTAACAGGCAGCACCCAAACATCTGGCAACACCGCGCCCGTTCATCTTTCCGGCACAGAAACCTATGGTGCTATTGATTGGGAATACTTGCATGACGAGTTTGGTCATGTGAGAATTACCGGATTTACCAGCGCAACTGTTGTTACGGCGGATGTGCATGAAGACCAGTATGGCAACTCGCGTCTGCCAGACAGTGCTGTTGGTTTAGCCAATGCTAATACAAGATGGTCACTAGGTGCTTTTGACGGAGACCAAGGCTTTCCCCGCGCTGTGGCGTTTTATGAGGAGCGTCTTTACTTTGCTGGAACAGCGGGTCGGCCACAAACCATTTTTGGTTCAGTAACCGCCGACTTTGAAAACATGACCCCCGGCACACTGGATGACAGCGCAATCAACATCACGATTGCATCCGACCAAGTGAATGTCATCAAGCACATGATTCCGGGCCGCTTCTTGCAAGTGTTGACCAGCAGTTCAGAGTTTACTTTGTCTGGCGGCACAACTGGGCCTGTAACGCCGACAAATGTTAGTGTGCTGCGCGAAACCACATTCGGTTCATCTGATGTGCGTCCGTTGCGGGCTGGGGCCAGCACCATCTTAATTCAGAAAGGGCAAGAGAAGGTAAAGGAAATTACCTTTGACTTGGACACAGACGGGCTTGTTGGCCGTGACCTGACTATTCTGGCAGAACATTTGGCCCGTGGTGGCTTGACCGACATGATTTGGCAGCAGGAGCCAGAGTTAGTGCTTTGGTTTGTGCGGGCTGATGGCACTCTTGTTGGCCTGTCTTATGACCCAGCAAACAATACTATTGGCTGGCATAGTCACCCGCTGGGCGGCACTGGCGTTGTTGAAAGCATTACGGCTATTCCTAGCGGCGCAGAAGACCAAGTATACTTGTCAGTCCAGCGCACGATTAACAGCCAAACTGTCCGCCACATTGTTTATATGAAGCCAATTTATTTTGGCACAGATGTTTCGGATGTCTTTTATGTAGACTCCGGGCTGACATACGACAGCACAGCAACAAGCACCATTAGCGGCCTTAATCATCTTGAGGGTGAGACTGTGCAGATTTTGGCGGATGGCTCGGCTCACGCAGACAAGGTGGTAAGCGGTGGAACGGTTACGCTAGACCGGGAAGCATCTACTGTCCATATTGGCTATTCCTACACATCCCTTGTTGAGACTTTGCGTATTGAGGCCGGTGCTGATGATGGCATTTCACAGGGAAAGATTAAGCGCATACATGGCGTAACTGTGCGTTTTATTGACACTGTTGGCGCAGAGGTTGGGCCTGACACCAGCAACCTTGACCGCATCCCGTTCCGTGACAGCAGCATGGCTATGGACGCGGCTGTTCCTATGTTTGATGGCGACAAGGAAATATTTTTCCCATCCAGCTATGAGACGGATGCAAGGGCTGTTGTTAGGCAGACACAGCCTTTGCCTATGACTGTTTTGGCAATCATGCGCAGGAGCAACACATTTGATGCTTAACTTGCAGCCTGTTCAAGAGCAGGACATTTTAGAGGTTGAGTTAAATTATGTAATGACCCCGGAGGCTCGTGTTGCCTTTACTAAGAACAGAGACATACGGGGCTTTGCACTTTGGCAGGGGCCACACATTGTTGCCATAGGAGGCGTTCATTTGATGTGGCATGGTGTGGCAGAAGGATGGTTTTTGATGGGTTCGCGTGGGTATGACATACCGCTGTTGGTGGCTAGGTATTCAAAGCGTGGGCTTGATGCTATAATCAGAGACAACAAAATCAGGCGTGTGCAAGCCAGCGTTAGTGTTGTTGATGATGTTGCTGTTCGCTTTGCGGAGTGGATGGGGTTTGATGAGGAAGGTGTTATGAGAGCGTATGGCTTGGATGGCTCCGATTATTATAGGTATGCAAGGGTAAGCTGATGAGTTTTTTAACCGCACTTTCTGCAATAGGGACTGTAACCAGTTTTCTTGGGCAGCAAAAAGCAGCCCGTGCAGCCGAAGCTGTTTCTGAATACAATGCAAAAGTAGCAGAGAACGAGGCAGTTCTTGTTGCCAGACAAAAGGTAGCAGAAGAAGCAATCCTTAGGAAAAACTCAAAAAGACTTGCTGCAACACAAAGGGTTGCTACAGCTGCTTCTGGAATAGAAATGTCCGGCAGCCCGTTGCAAGCATTGGCTGACACATATTTTAACACCGAACTGGATGCGCTTCGCATACAATATAGTGCCGACATAGCAAAGACAGCGGCAGAGGTAAATGCTGAATTGACCCGCGCAGAAGGAAGGGCTAGAGCAAGCGCATTAAGAACGCAATCATACACATCACTGCTTGGTTCTGCCTACCAGACAGCGCAGCTTTTGGAGTAGTAAATGCCGAGAATACCATTATATAATCGCGGGCTAGGCCCGTCTGTGCAGATGGCAACTGGTCAGCTTTCTCGCCGAGCAGATGTAAGCGCATTTACTGCTCCTGGGCGCGCACTTTCGCAGTTTGGGGAGAGGGCGGGCAACATTGCCTTTCAGTTCGGTATGCAAGAAAGGGCAAGAGAGGACAAAACTATACTTGCTGAAGAACAGCTTGCTGCCAAAGATTACTTTGCCACAAAATTAATGGAAGACCAAAGTTTGTCCACACAAGAGGCTGAACAAAACTTTCAGCGGCATAGGGACGAATATATACAAAGACTTGATGGGAAGGGTTACTCTGAAAGGAGAAAGTCACTTGTTCTTGGCGAGGTGAACAACATCTTTGCCCAAAGAAACTTTGATGCAAAATTGAACGCTTTTAACAGGGCAACAAAGCGGGCAACAGAAACGGACAATATGTTTCTGCAATCCAGCCTGGAAACTCTTAGGGTCTTTTCGCCGGAATCACCACAATACCAAAAAGCCCAAACTGATGTGGCTTCAACATTTGCTAACGCTCAAGCCGAAAACAGAAAGCTGTCATACACACCGCAATCATACGAACTCCAAGTAAAGTTGGACAGAGCAAATCTTTCTTTTACATCAGCCACAACTCCAGCGGAGGCAGATGAGGCTTACAATGCTTTGAAGGACGACCCAACAATTCCTCCGGCAAAATTGTTACAAGCTAAAAATCTTCGCAATACAACAAAAGCAAGGCTTGGCCAAGAGTTGTATGATTCCACCCTTGAGACAATCACAGAGTTGACCCCCTCTGCGGATGAAGCCGCCCAGATTGCGTCAGGGTATGATGCAGGTGAGGATTTTTCTATTACAAGAGAAAGCGGTGAAGAACTGTCTTTTTCTGTGCAAAACATGCCCATCAGACTGCGGCGGCAAATTGCAAGTGTGGCCCGCACCGCCGCCAAAGAATTTAATGACGGGGTTCGTGCTGGCATTATTGCTGACATGACCAATGCCTTTGAAGAAGCTGGTGCAGATGGAGTAATGGCCATTGCAACTACTGCAATGACGGATGCGGCGAACAAAGAGGAAGCGGATGCGGCAATACTTGGTGGAGCTAGGCTGTTTGAGGCACAGTCAAAAATAGCTTACGCCAATGGAGAGTTTGAGACTGCCACCGCCTTTGCCAATTTGGCAGAGTCGCTTGTTAATGAAAGTTTTATGGGTAGGCCATCTCTGTCACAGAACGCTGGCTCTGTGGGGACTGCATCAAATTCAATCCTCAAATCGGTTGCCCAAACAAGGGTTGAAATTGAGGGCAAAAGGCAAGAGCAAGCCAAAATAAGCGTAGGTGTTACCTCGTTATTTAATGGCACATACGACAATCAGTCAGGCTTTTATAGCAAAACAGAAGAAACGCAAATTTTGAATCAGGCTATGAGTGGACAAAGCCTACCGCAACAAATGGAGATTCTTGAGCAAAATAATGTAACCTACCAACCTTTCAAGGGCGTTGTTGATGGTGCTGCCACAGAAGGCTTAGGAGCAACCCCTGACATAAATGCTGTCTCTCAAGGGCTTGAGCTTTACCGCCAGCTAAAGGTTCGTGGCAAGGGCGTTTTGAACAACCACACTGATGAAACATCGCGGGCCTTCTTTGATTCCGTCCTTGCTCTTGAGTCTGTCGGGGTTGAAACATCAGATGCAATAACAAGGGTCAACAGGGCTTTTCAAACCGGCGTTGATGTAAATGCAAAATATTCAACAGTAAAAAGTGCCGTTGATGAAATATTGGACAATTCCGTTACAACAATTTTTGGCATAACCATCTCTGGAGAGCGTGTGGACAACCGCGTTTCAATCCATCAAAAGGTGGAAGACTTGTCAAAAATTTACATTCGTATGGGAACCATGAGTGCGGAAGAAGCTGTGTCTGCGGCCATGACATCCATACAGGACACGCACATAAATCTTCGTGGACAGCTTATACCTCGCCGCAAGAACTTTCCATTCTACCCAAAGGACGATGACCTGCGCAGAATGGTGGATTTGGCAGCCAAAAACTTTACTGAAAAATACGGCGATGACGAAGTTGTATTGGATGAAGATGACAATGTTTCTCTTGTTCCGTTTCCGGGCCGTGTTGACCAGTGGCAAATACTCATAAATGGCATGCCCGCAACAACGGGGATTGACTCAATTTACACGCTTGATGATTTGCAGGGTCTTATGGCCGGTGACAGAAAAACACAGGTTGATGCAATCATACAGGAAAATCTTGAGAAACGCGGCCTGACGGAAGAAGACAAACTGATTGGTGAGGCGCAGGAGTTGCGCCGTAGAGCCGGTGAGTTGACTGGTGCAAATCTGGCAAAAATTAGGCGAGAGCAAGGCGAGGCCGCAGCGCAAGCCGCAGCAGCAGAAAGACAAAGACTGCTGGACGAAGCGGAGTCAATCACACAGCTTCTAAATGAAAGCAAGAGGTTGCAAAGTGGCAATTAACTCAGAGGAAGTTCAAGTTCAACGCCCAATCAGCCTTTTGGAAGAAAAAAGGGCCGAACAAGAATACCAAAAAGAGCGTGAAAAGGTAACATTTGGCCAGGCTTTGGATGCAGCCTTTGCCGAAGAAAACACAATGTCTTGGATTTTCAATGGCTTGGAGCAATTTGAGCCAGATGAAAAGTTTGACCTAACGCCAGAGCTTGTTGAGGAGCTAACCGAAGGAATACCGGACGACAAGCAGGATTTTATTGCTGATGCCGTTAGCCTGGCTCACGCCCAAAAGCTCCGTGAAAGAGCGTTGGACTCTCTAAAGAACCAAGAGACACTTGCCAAATATGGCTGGGGCGGAATTGGGTTGCAGATTGCAGCGGCAACCTTGGATGTTCCGGCCATTGCGGCCACTGTTGCAACAGAAGGGGTAGCTGCACCTGCGATTTGGGGAGCAAAGGCGACCAGACTTGGTAGGGCATTTAGGGGCGCGACCGCAAGCTCTGCGTCAGCCGCAGCGATTGAAAGCTACTTAGTTTCACAAAATTCAATGAAAGACCCGTATGACATTTTGTATGCGGCGGGTGGTGGCTTTATTCTTGGCGGCGCGGCTGGAAGCATTTTTGGCAAAACATCTGCCGACCGCTACAAGGAAGCATTTTTCAAGGTTCAGCGTGATGTGAATCAGGCGCAGGTGGCGGATGTAAATGAAGCTATGGCGGCCCGAAACATTGACACTGGCGTTGGCGCAATGGAAAACCCAATGTCTCGCCCATCACAGGACATAGAGATTAGGCGCGGCATACAAGAGAAAATTGACGAAGCTGATTACGAGCCTATGGCAGATTTTGGCAAGGTTCGCTTTGACATGGTTGGCCAACTCAAAAGCTCTCCGATTGGAATTAGCCGCAAAGTAGCAAACATGTTGGGAGAAGACGCTGTAAATCCGGGTGAAATTACAGCCGACTTAATGAAAACAGTTGGAACCAAAACTGTTACGAATTCATTTTATAAATCATACGACCCGAACTATGAAAATTGGGCAAAGGAAAGCGGCATTGGCTTGGTTGGCCGCAAAATGGAAAAGCGGCGTTCGGAGTTTGGTCAGCTTGTGGCAGATGAAATTGAATTGCCCGGCTCAACCGCAAACCCGCATGTTATAGCTGCCGCCAATGATGTTCGCAAAATATTTAAGAACATGCTGGAAGATGCCCGCCGCGCTGGTGTAAAAGGCTTTGATGAAATACCTGACAATCCGACATATTTTAGCCACCTTTGGGATGGTTACAGGTTTGAGACAGCGCAAAAAAACGGGTTTGGTGCGCCAGAAATAATTGGTCTGTTAAAAACCTCCCTATTAAATGCCAATCCGCAAATGACGGATGACATAGCCGAATCAATAGCCAAAAGAATGTCCAGAAAAATACGCCAAAGACAGGTTGGGATTGACTCTGGAATGGCGCGTATATTCAGCACATCAAACAAAGAGGCATTGCGTGACATTTTGAGGGAGGAGTTTGAAGACATTTCCGCAGATGAAATAGACCGCGTTGTTTCCTTGTTGGATTTTAAGCGTGAAGGCGTTTCACCAAGGGCGCGGCGCAGACTTAACTTTGACATGAGCGCAGCCATAGAGAAAAATGGCAAAACCTTGCACATCAAAGACCTGATGGAGCGTGACACTGAAGCGGTGGTAAATGCCTACATCAATCAAATGCAGGGCCGAATTGCATTGGCTAAAAAGGGCATATTTTTAGATGGTGATTTTGAAGCCATTAAGAAGGACATTCGCGCCGCTGGTGATGAAATAGGTAACAACAAGCAGGCAGAAAAAGACATACAAAAACTGGATGTGTTGTATGCTTTGATTTCTGGCCGCCCATCTCCCTTAATTGGCGACCCTACCAGCGACCTCAACAGAATCACGCGTTTGCTTATGGACTACAACTTCATAAGGGTTATGAACCAGGTTGGATTTGCACAGATTTCTGAATTGGGCAACGCGGTTTCAATAGATGGCACTATGGCCCTGCTTCGTGTGATGCCTGACTGGAAAAACATGATTAAACGAGCAGCCAATGGTGACTTGCAGGATGATGTTGCGCGTGACTTAGAGGCGTTTGTTGCGCCTGGCGTTGACAGAAGAACTCAGCAATCTATGAATAAATATAGCGTTGAGGATTTATACAGCCTTGGCAAAGGTGATTTTATTGACCGCGCCATCAACACAATGAGTGTGGCAAAACGCATGACCGCCGATTTGTCTGGTCTTGCACCCCTGACAGTTATTTTTGAGCGCACCGCGGGCAAGGTTGCGGTTCAGTCCCTTGTTGACCTGGCTTCTGGACTTAAAAAAACCAGAATGAAAAAGCTTGGCAATACAACGCTTGAGCAAGACATCAAGTCTCGTTTGGCTAACTTGGGGTTGGATGAAGAAATGTGGCCCCGTGTGGTCACAATGATTAAGCAGAACACAGTAACCAATCCATCTATGTTTTCTCGCAGCCGGAAGGTTAGGTCTATAAATATGGAGGCATGGACTGACATAGAAGCAAGGGATGCTTTTTCTTATGCAATAGCTCGGTGGACAAGACAAAGCATCCAGCAAAATGATGTCGGCAATCTGAATATTCACATGACAAGCACAATGGGCAAAATACTTACGCAATTCCGTGCGTTCATGCTTGTGTCCCATTCCAAACAATTTTTGCACAACATCAAAAGAAATGACTTTGCTGCCTACCAAGCTATGATGTGGTCAACCTTCTATGGTGCTACTGCGTATGTTTTGCAAACTCATGTAAATGCGATTGGTCGGGACGACAAACAAAAGTTTTTGAACGAACGCCTTTCTGTTGAAGAAATAGGAAAAGCAGCATTTGTGCGGAGTTCTTGGGCGGCACTTCTTCCGGGCGGATTTGACACAGTTATGTGGGCAACAGGCCAAGAGCCAATATTTGCTTATAAACGCTCAACCGGCCTTGCCACCAGCTTTATAGCTGGAAACCCGGTTTTTGACTTGCTTGACACAACCGGAAAAACAATACAGGGCGGAAGCAGAGCTTTGTTAAACCCAGAATACCAATGGTCTCGCGGCCAACAACGCGCACTTAATTCGCTTCTGCCATTTCAAAACGCAATCGGAATCAAGAATGTTTTGAATACAATGGTTGAGGGATTGCCAGAGCAAGCACGGATTACAGAACAGTAGCGGGCTTTTTATGATGCCCGGAATCGTGTATAAAGAAAAGGCAAGGAGCCTTAGATGACTGTTAGTTCAACGACCACAAAAAATAGCTACTCCGGCGATGGTTCCACCCACGAGTTTACTTATGGGTTCAAGATTACTGCCGCCAGCGAATTGAAAGTCATCATCCGCACAGATGCAACGGCTGCGGAAGCCGAGGAGTCCACCAACAATTATGTGATTACCGGGATTGACAATGACTCTGGTGGCACTGTGCTGTTCAAGTATGACACTGGCAATCCAGCGGATGCACATTACAGCACCACAGATTACCGGCCACAGACAGGCGAGACTGTTCTGCTGAAGCGTGACCTGCCTTTGACGCAGACCACAGACTATACACCAAATGACCCGTTCCCGGCAGAGGCCCACGAGGACGCGCTGGACAGGCTGACATTTATTGCCCAGCAGATTAACGAGCGTGTTGACCGGTCTGTTGTGTTCCCGGAATCTGACCCGGCTAATACGGCTATTCCAAACTCTGTTGACCGGGCAAACAAATACTTAGCTTTTGGCTCCGATGGTAGCGTTTCTGTTACTGCTGGGACAAGCAGCGATGTTGTTGCATCTGCCTTTGCGGAAACTTTGCTTGATGACATAGATGCGGCAACAATGCGTAACACGCTGGGCCTTGGCTCACTGGCAACACAGGCAACCGTGGCTACAGCAAACATTGATGATGACGCAGTTACCAATGCCAAGCTGGCGGATGACGCTGTAAATACAGACCAAATTGCTGATGGTGCGGTAACTGCGGCAAAGGTGGCTGAAGCATTAAAGACATTGCTGACCCCAACTGGCTCCCTGACCCCGTATGCTGGCAGCAGCGCACCTACTGGCTGGCTGTTTTGTTACGGACAAGCTGTTAGCCGTGTAACTTATGTGGACTTGTTTACGGCTATTGGCACGACTTACGGCTCTGGCGATGGCAGCACCACCTTTAATCTGCCGGACTTGCGGGGCCGTGTTATTGCTGGCAAGGACGACATGGGCGGAGCCAGCGCAAATAGGCTGACAGACCAATCTGGTGGACTGAACGGCGACACGCTGGGTGACAGCGGCGGCTCTGAAACGCATACGCTGACTACGGCGCAGATGCCAACGCACACGCACACAGTTAATAGCGTGACCGTTTATGGAATACAGGGAACTGGCAGCAACGGCACAAGTGCTTCTGGACTTTCTTACACGACCCCGACAAATGTTGAGACCATAACGGAAACAGGAACAACTCAAGGCTTAAGCACACCTCACACTGCCAGCCTTGCGAATACTGGCTCGGGCTCCGCCCACAACATTGTGCAGCCAACATTTATTTTGAATTACATCATCAAGACTTAGGATTAGGACATGACTGTTTCAACGACCACAACAGCAGTTTCCGCAGCGGGTGATGGAAGCACCACGGACTTTACCTTTACCTTTGAGATTCTTGCTGCAAGCGACCTCAGAGTAATTGTAGTCACAGACAGCACTGGTGCTGAATCCGAGAAGACGCTGACCACGGACTATACTGTTGCGGGCGTTGGCCAGGTTTCTGGCGGCACAGTGACATTTGTTACTGCCCCGGCTTCTGGCGAGACTGTGCATATTAAGCGCGGCAAGATGGCCCTGACACAGCCAACAAACTATACTCCTAATGACCCATTTCCTGCTGAAACGCATGAGAACGCGCTTGACCGGATGGCCCTTCAAGTTCAGCAGCTAGACGAAAAGCTGGGCCGGGCCATTGTCCGGGCAGAGACAGACGCGACCTCCCCGCAGCTTCCAGTGAACGCAAGCCTCAAGGGCAAACTGCTTGGCTTTAATGAGACAACTGGTGCGCCAGAGGCGGGCAGCATTTCCGTTGGTTCTGTTTCCTCTGTTCCTGCTGGCTCTCCCGCGACTGTAACAAACGCTGGCACTGGCTCTGTTGCCATATTTAACTTTGAGATTCCAGCTGGTGCTACCGGCCCAACAGGGGCTACGGGTGCTACGGGTGCAGAAGGCCCGACAGGACCAACAGGTGCTACAGGTGCGACCGGCCCGGATGGGCCGACAGGCCCAACTGGCCCCACAGGGCCGACTGGTTTGACCGGCCCCACTGGCGCGCCGGGGCCGACAGGACCAACTGGTGACACAGGCCCAATAGGCCCGGCTGGTCCGACTGGTCCCACAGGTCCGACTGGTCCCACAGGATTAACAGGCGACACAGGCGCAACAGGTCCAATAGGCCCAACTGGTCCAATAGGCCCAACAGGGCCAACGGGTGCAGACAGCACTGTTCCTGGCCCAACAGGGCCAGCCGGTCCAACCGGTCCTACAGGGCCAACGGGTCCGACAGGGCCAGCCGGTTCTGCAACATTGACTGTTTTTGAATACACAGCTACAGCCAGCCAGACGACCTTCTCTGGGGCAGACGACAACGCTGCAACCCTGTCATATACTGCGCCGAACATTATAGTCACTCTAAACGGTGTGTCTCTTGACCCTAGCGACTTTACTGCCACAAACGGCACAAGTGTTGTCCTGGCATCTGGCGCAGCGGCAAGTGATGTGCTGAATATATACGCATTTAATGGCTTCAGCGTGGCTGACACAGTGTCAGCATCGACTGGCGGCACTTTCTCTGCGAATGTGGCCGTTACTGGCGACCTGACGGTAGACACCAATACGCTTCATGTTGACAGCACGAACAACCGGGTGGGAATTGGCACTACGGGGCCAGCTACGCCTCTGGATGTCCGGGCTGCAAGTCCATTCATCCGCAGCACCTATGACAGCACTGGCACTTATGTGCAGATGTTCCACAACGGGAGCAACGGCTACTTTGATTTTAGTTCTGGCGGCCTGATTTGGCGCGGTGCGGGTCAAGCGGAGAGGATGCGCATCAACAGCAGCGGCTTCTTGGGCATTGCTACATCCGACCCCCAAAATGAATTAGATGTTCGCGGCACTGTTGAGATTGGCAACGGCTCTACGCAGCGTATGTATTTGCAAGGCACTGGAACTGATTTCAGGTTCTACGACAGAGCAAATTTGGCCGAACGCCTCCGCATCGACAGCAGCGGCAATTTGCTGCTGGCCAGCGGTGATTTATATGTCAACGGCTCAGCAACAGGAACAGACTACCAGTTTGACATCGGAAATAGCGACACAAGTGTTAATTTTTATGCTTCAAGAAACAGTGGTGTGAACAAGGCGTATAGATTTCTCACCAGCAACACTGGTGCATCAGAAGCAATGCGCATTGACAGCAGCGGCAATGTGGGCATCGGCACAAGTTCGCCAAATGTAGAATTGGAAATCTCCGGCTCCGCTGAAATGCTCCGTCTTCAGTCCACCGACACAAACAAATGCTCTATTAAAGGACGCGGCTCTAGTGCCGACAGGTGGCTGCTCGGAACCGTTGCATCTAATGACAGCGTGACATTGCAAGCCACAAGCGCAACTGGTGAACTGCTTTTCAAGACAGGCGGCACAAACGAACGGATGCGAATCAGTAGCAGCGGCGACTTGCTGGTGGGGACTACAACTACATCTTGGGGAACAAACTCTGGTCATGTAATCCAGCCAACCGTGGCAATCCATTCAAATAACGGCCATTCTATGATTGTGAACCGCCATACGACCGATGGAAATCTTATTCTATTTGCAAAAACAAGTTCAACTGTGGGGGCTATTGGGACTAACGGCGGCAAGGTCTTTATAAGCGGCCCCGATGCTGGTGGCATCAAGTTTGACCAATACGGCGCAACAAATGGCGCAGTCCTTCCCTGCACATCTGCTGGCGCAAAGGCTGATGATTTGCATGATTTTGGTGTAAGCGATGCCCGCTGGGATGACATATACGCTACCAACGGCACAATCCAAACATCTGACCAGAATGAGAAGCAGCAGATTGCCAGCCTGACAGATGCGGAAATTGCGGCTGCAAAGGCAATCAGCCAGCTTTTCAAAACATTCAAATGGAATAACAGCGTTACTGAAAAAGGCGATGCAGCCCGGCGGCACACGGGTGTTGTTGCACAGGATGTTGAGGCCGCTATGACTGCCGCTGGACTGGATGCTGGTGACTATGCCTTCTTTATTAGCACAAGCTGGTGGGAAGCCGATGGTGAGACATACTATAACGCTGATGATGCACCGGAAGGCGCAACAGAGTATAACCGCAAAGGCATCCGTTACCCCGAACTGCTGTCCTTTGTGGGTGCAGCAACAGAGCAACGGCTGGCTAACATTGAAACACGCCTTGCCGCACTGGAGAACGCATAATGACTAGAGCAAGAGATTTAGCTGACGGAACTTTTGCCAACGACCTGACTGTGGACACAAACACGCTGTATGTTGACAGCACGAATAACCGGGTAGGCATTGGCAATGCTGCTCCCGGCAATCTGCTTGAAATTTCTGGTTCATCGCCAATCTTAGAAATCAATTCAACTGCTGGCGTTCCAGAATTGCAGTTTAGCGATGGTGGCGTGGATGAGTTCAGCATCCAGTATGACACTGGAGGCAACGCATTGCGGTTTGTTGAGGGCGGTGTTGGCGCACATATGGTCATTAAAGATGGCGGCAATGTGGGCATCGGGACGAGTTCGCCTAGCGAGCAGATTAATTTGGTCGGAGCTAGTGGAACATCCAAAATTAGATTTGATGGTGACAGCGGAAACTTACAGAATAACTTTATTGGCATTACGGGTTATGATGATTTAATTATTGCTTCTGATGAGGCAAACACAGGCACTGCGTCAACTATACAGTTTCGTGTTGACGGCTCAGAACGCCTCCGCCTTGATGCAAGCGGAAACTTACTGGTGGGGACGACTGATACAGCTTTATACAACAACAGCACAACAGGCACAGGTTTTCATGTTGCACCTAGCGGCTGGATTGAAACTGCTGCCACTGGCACAAATGCAATTTTCAACAAGCTGTCTTCGGACGGCACGATTGCAGAGTTCCGCAAAGACGGCAGCACTGTGGGTAGTATTGGTGTAGCGTCTGGCGACAGATTATATATTGCAGCACCAGATAGTAGTCCAACAGGCTTAGTGATTGACGGTGACAATGCTAGAATAAACCCCAGCAACGGCACAGGCGCAGATAGAGATGCGGCTGTTAACTTAGGTCACAGCGGTGCAAGGTTTGCTAACCTCTACCTATCCGGCGGTGCATACTTAGGCGGCACTGGGTCGGCTAATCATCTGGATGACTATGAGGAGGGGACTTGGACGCCAACACCTATAAGTTTAACCACATCAGGAACAGTAACTTATACCGGAACTTATACAAAAATTGGTAGATTTGTTTTTGGGTTATTAACTGTAAGTTCAAGCGGCGGAACAACAACAGCAACCGCAGATACAACAAGATTTAGTGGGCTACCATTTACTTCGGATAGTATTGGTGGTATGGGGCTTTCTGTTATTACAGGAACAACCACAGGAACAGCAGCAGGACAAGTTGCCTTTTCAGGAACAACATTAATTACAGGAGGATGGAGTGCTGCCGCAAACATAAGAATGTCGTTTTGGTATACGGCAACCTAATTACCTCAAGTGGAATCTTGAGGCAGACAGTCCAACCATCAACAGGAGATAAACGATGGCACTAACAGAAGAAACAATCGTAGACAAGGTTGAGGTCGTTGGCGATTTCAATCATGTGCAGGTTCGCACTGCCACAGTCATTAAGCGTGACGGCGCAGAAATCAGCCGCAGCTTCAGCCGTCATGTGGTAACACCGGGCGATGACTACAGCGCAGAGGACAGCAAGGTGCAGGGCATCTGTGCGGCTGTGCATACGCAGGATATTATTGACGCATACAACACACATTTGGCCGAACAGGAGATTTAACCAATGGCTAACACATACAACTGGACTTTCCCGCAGCTTGACACCGCCCCCACAGAGGGCGATTTGACGGATGTATGCAAGACAATCCACTGGCGTTTTACGGCTGTAAGTGGAACAGAAACCAATGCAGAGGGCGTTCCGCTGTCTGTCAGCGCATACGGCACAGCATCAGCTGGTGATGCAGACGCAGACAACTTTACGGCCTTTAATGATTTGACGCAGGACTGGTGCAAAGCACTGGTGCTGGCCTCTCTGGACAAGACAGAGGCAGAGCTACAGACAATGCTGGATGAGCAGCTTGCGGCTCTGGTTAATCCGCCAATCGTGGGTAAAGTCCCGGCTGGCTGGTAATGAGACAGAACTGGCAAATGTGGTCTGGTGGCATAGACGAAGCCACTGTTGACAGGATTATATTTTCGGCCCTGGCAACCAAGTCAGAGCCAGCAAAAATATTTTCTGACAACCAAGAGAACGCGGCTGTCCGTAGGTCAGATGTAAAGTGGCTGACAAACGACACCTACCTGCACGGCCTGTTGTGGGGCTATGTGCAGCAAGCAAACCGTTCAGCTTTTGGATTTGATGTCACCCCTGTTGGCGACATTCAATATACAGAGTATGATGCAGAGGATGAAGGCCATTACGACTGGCACCATGACATACACTGGAACCAGGACACCGGCTTTGACCGCAAACTGTCCGTGACTGTTCAGCTTAGTGACCCGGAACACTATGAGGGCGGCGACTTTGAATTTAACGAGGTAGAGATGCCAGACCAAGCAGAAGCAAAAAAGAGGGGAACTGTTCTTGTGTTCCCGTCCTACCTGACGCACCGAGTTTCACCAGTGACCAAGGGCAAGCGTGTCAGTCTTGTTGCTTGGTTTGAAGGCCCACGCTGGAGGTAGCTATGACAGAAGAAGCCAAGACAACAGCAGACTTTGTTTTCGGGGGCGTTACCGTGGGTGCGTTCTTTGAGGCAATACCGGAGATTACTGCCCTAGTTGCTTTGTGTTGGTGGGCTGTCCGTCTTTATGAAACAGAAACCGTAAAGAAGCTGGTAAAGAAGCTGTGGCGGTAGATGATTCATGTGTTCTTGTTGCTGGTTTATTTGGGCGTAGGTGACGACCGCCGCCAAGTCAGTAACACGATGTATTTTGAGAGTGTCATTGATTGCAATTATTTTGCGTCACAAGTGGCAAAAAGGTTTGGTAGCTATGGGAGTTTGGATGGCATAGACCCGCGTGACCGGGTGACTGCTTACTGCGTTCCCCAGCATGTGCAAAAAGGCAGCGTGGAGATTTACTAATGCTCGCAGAATTGGCCGCAGCAAACGCGGCTTTTGCCATTATAAAACAAGCAGTTAGTAACGGGCGCGACTTAGCAAACGCTGGCTCTGCCATTGCTGATTTTGTTGGTGCGAAGGAAGAACTACGCCGTAAGGGTGAGAAGAAGAAGCGCAGCCCATTTGCCGGGGGCGGAGACCTTGAGGAGTTTATGGCCCTTGAGAAAATTAAGGAGCAAGAAGACCAGCTACGGGAGATGATGGTTTGGGCTGGTAGGCCGGGGATGTGGGACGATTGGCAGAAGTTTCAGGCCAAGGCCCGCAAGGAAAGGCAGGAGGCTGAAGAAGCAAGAAGAAGACGCAGGAAGAAAATAATTGAAATAACGCTACTGACCCTGCTTGGAATAGTTGGGCTTGGTGTTTTGGCCTTTATTGGCTGGTTCCTTTATATGGGCATGACTGGCAAGCTGTGAGGAAGACATGAGTCAAAAGATTTTGGAATGGAAAATCATACCGCGCTTAATGATGTTCGTTATGACTGTTATGTATATTCGCGTTGTTGAGTGGGGCATGTCTTTGGAAGACATCACAACACAACAGAGCGCGATGGTAAGCGTTGTTAGCGGCGCAATGACTGGTGCGTTTGCTGTATGGCTCGGAAGTGAGGCGAAAAAATGATTCAAGCGTTAATACCAGCTGTTGCAGAACTGGCCGGTGGCTGGCTGAAGGGCAAAGCAGAGAAGGCAGCGGCAGAAACCAAGGCAAAGGTAGCCAAGGCAGAAGCCGAAGCCGAGGTGATGAAAGTTGCGGCTACACATGAAGCGGGCTGGGAAAAGATTATGGCCCAGGCTTCCGGTGACAGCTGGAAAGATGAGGCGTGGACTATTCTGTTCATTATAATCATTGCAATGTGCTTCATCCCACCCTTACAGCCCTATGTAGAGCGTGGCTTTGCTGCGCTGGAGACTACACCTGATTGGTTCCAGTGGGCGATGTATGCCTCAATAGCAGCCAGCTTTGGACTGCGCGGTATTAAAGGACTGAAGAAATGATTGACCAGCTACGCAAGGAATTGGAAGCAGACGAGGGCTGCAAGTATGAGATTTACCTTGACCATCTTGGCCTACCAACCTTTGGCATTGGCCACCTGGTAACAAAGGATGACCCGGAACACGGCCAGCCGGTAGGAACGCCCGTGTCAGAGGAGCGTGTGCAGGAGGTGTTTGAGCAGGACATTGAGGTAACGCTGTCAGAGTGCAGAAAGCATTATAACGATTATTATAATGACCTGCCCGAAGAAGTGCAGCTTGTGTTGGCCAACATGATGTTCAACCTGGGCAGACCCCGGCTGTCAAAGTTTGTCTCTATGAAGCGTCACTTGGAGGCGCGTGACTGGGGCAAGATGGCTGATGAAATGGTTGATTCAAGATGGTATAATCAGGTAACGAACCGGGCTGAAAGGCTGGTGCAAAGAATCAGGAGTATGGAAAATGCCTAGAGGTCTTTACGCAAACATTCACGCCAAGCGCAAGCGCATCAAAGCCGGCTCTGGCGAAAAGATGAGGAAGCCCGGAACGAAGGGTGCGCCAACAGCAGCGGCATTTCGCAAGTCTGCAAAAACAGCAAAGAAGAAAAAGTAATGGCTAAGACACCAGCGTGGCAGCGCAAGGCTGGCAAGAACCCAAAGGGCGGTCTCAATGAACGGGGCCGCAGGTCAGCTAAAGCGCAGGGCATGAATCTGAAACGCCCGGTTAAGTCAGGGGACAATCCCCGCCGCGCTAGTTTCCTAGCCCGTATGGGCGGTATGCCTGGCCCAGAGCGCAAGAACGGCAAGCCTACTAGGTTGTTGCTGTCCCTACGCGCTTGGGGCGCAAGCAGTAAAGCTGATGCTAAAAGGAAGGCCGCTGCAATCTCAAAGCGCAACAAGGCCAAGAAGAAAAAGTAGCCAAAGTAGCTACTCTATTCTCCATACTCTCCAGCCAGAACCACCCGGTTCTTTCATAGACCGGTATTTCATGCCCTTGCCATACATGGAACGGCGCAGCGATTCAAACTCTTTGTGTGTAGTCACAGCCAAGCTGTCGCCGATTTCCATGTCGTCAAGGAAGTCCCACTTGCCCCGCCGTGCTGGCGGAACCGGGATGCCCTTTTCCAGAATCATTTGTTTTTCCTCTAACCTTGTCAAAGCAATCTCCCTCATGTGCGTGGCAAAGTATTTGCCTTTTCCCGTTTGCTACCCATTGGCCCGTCAGTAAATCGTGAGACTTGCCGCATAGTTCGCAGTTAATCTTCTTTTGTTTGCCTGTCCCCTTGGCTTTCTTTTTGCCCTTGTCGAACCAAGCCATCGTCTCTCTCCATTGATTCCCCGGCTGCTTTCAACAGTGATTGGGCAAGCCAAACCATTTGAATGGGGCGCATACTCTTAAAATATGCAGCCCCATCCACTGTAACCAGCAATCCATCTTTGCGCGGGATTGCAAGAACGAGACTGTCTTTAGAAGGGGATGTCATCGTCCAGTTGGTCAGGCTGGACTACTGTGTCAGCCAGCTTCTTCATGCCGCCTTGGCTGATGCCATCGCGTATGTCGTCACCGCCCTCATACTCTTTAACCATTGAGATGGTAACGCCCAGAGAGCCATCGTCATTTTCGTAGGCTTGAACAGAATAGTTCCCATCTGCCCGCAGGTGAATGTCACCGGGTGCGCCGTTCTTAAATGGCTTCCAGTTTGCATTGCCATACTTGGCCTGACCTTTGCCATTGGTGTTTGGCCAAATCCGCATTGTTGTCAGTTTTTCATAATTTCTAGCCATTACCCTTTAACTCCTTTTCACGATGGGCAAACATTGAATGAAACTGTTTATACACTTCCTCGTTTGTGTTCTTCAGCTGGTTAAGAACGCCCTTGTTCTTATTCCAGAGGGCAGTGACCTCGCCAACCATATTGGTCTGTGCAATCTCTTTGCGCAGAGTTTGGTATAGGTAGCGAACGCTGTCCATATTGTCATCTTGGGAAGGTGTAGAAGGCGACTGCTCTTGCACGGGAACAGGTTGGAGGGAGGAATCGGAACCTGGAGCAGCCACCTTCTTCTCTGATGATGCCACAGTTTTACGCTGAACACCATCCATTTCATTTGCAGAGGCATATTCACCCCCGGCTAATCCAATACTTGCCAAGGCACGGCCAATCGCTGAAGTTTCAGCATTTTCCAGTGCAGAAGTTTGATTAACATGGCCCTGACCGCGTATTTCTTCAGCATAACCAGAGCCTATTGTCTTGCCTTCCACATCTGTTATGCGCGCTTTTACCACAACACGCTGGCCAT